TATTGTTTATCTATGTATTGGCTGCCAGAAGATTTATTAGAGCAGCGTTCCAGAGAAGATAAAATTCCTTATGACCAGTGGGTTAAACAAGGTTATATGAGAACCACTCCAGGCAACAAAGTGCATTCGAAATTTGTTACTCGGTGGTATTTAGAGGTCCAAAATGAATTAGATATTTATATTCCCTGGATTGGTTATGACTCCTGGAGTGCTAATTACTGGGTCGAAGAAATGCAAGGCCATTTTGGGAAGGAAGCGATGATTCCAGTGATTCAGGGCAAAAAGACTTTATCAGGACCGATGAAACAATTGGGAGCTGATTTAAAAGCTCAAAAAATTAATTATAATAACAATCCGATTACTAAATGGTGTCTTTCAAATACATCAGTTGACATTGACAAAAACCTTAATATTCAACCAGCAAAGCAGCGCAATCAAAGAAAAAGAATTGATGGTACAGCTGCTATGCTTAATGCTTATGTGATACTTCAAGACAGAATGCAGGATTATGAAAATATGATTTAGGAGGTGATTATTTGGGATTATTCAGCAAGATAAAAAACATTTTCAGCAATAAAAGCCCAACTGAAACTGGTATTAAATTGATCACACAAAGAGGTAATGGTTTTTATGCCTGGAATGGAGAATTATTCCAATCTGACATTATTCGTTCTTGCATAAGACCAAAAGCTAAAGCTGTAGGAAAATTGAATGCTAAACATATAAGAAAAACTAAAGATGATTTAAAAGAAAATCCCGATGTTTATATGCGATTTCTTTTAGAAGAACCAAATCCTTATATGACTGGCCAATTAATGCAAGAGAAAGTGACTAATCAACTACAGCTTAATAATAACGCGTTTATTCTGATTGTTAGAGATGATTTTGGCTATCCAGTCGAACTTTATCCAGTTCCAGCAACTGGAGTAGAAGTCATTTATGAAGAAAAAGAAATGATGCTTAGGTTTACTCTTAAAAATGCTAAATTTTTAACTGTTCCCTACAAAGATGTCATCCATTTAAGACAAGACTTTAATGAAAATGATATTTTTGGAGAACCTCCCAAACACGCGATTGAACAGTTAATGGAAGTTGCTAATACAACTGATCAAGGGATCATTAAAGCTATTAAAAATGGTGCTATAATCAGATGGCTTCTTAAATTTAAGCAAACTATTAGGCCAGAAGATAAAGAAACTGAATTAAAGAAATTTGTTGATAATTACTTGTCAATTGAAAATGAAATTGGAGCAGCTGCTACTGATCCAAAATATGATGCTGAACAAGTAGAACCTCACGATTATGTTCCGAATGCTGCACAAATGGATAGGACCAAAATCAGAGTCTATAACTTTTTTGGCACTAATGAAAAGATTATTCAGTCAAAATATAACGAAGACGAATGGAATGCTTATTATGAAGCTGAAATTGAACCTCTTGCTAAACAAATGAGTGAAGAATTTACAAGAAAGTTATTCACTCGGAAAGAAAGAGGGTTTGGAAACAAAATCATATTTGAGGCAAATAGCTTACAGTATGCTTCAATGAAAACAAAACTTAATTTACTAAATATGGTTGATAGAGGAGCCTTAACTCCTAATGAATGGCGTGAAATTATGAATCTTGGCCCAATCGAAGGCGGAGATAAAGCAATAAGAAGACTGGATACAGCAGAAGTTGAGGGAGGTGAATTTGTAGAAGATGAAGATACCGATTAAAGGAATTATTGTAGCAAATGATGAGAAATGGATTTATGAAATGTTTGGCTATGAAGTCACAACCCCCAGAGATGTAGATCAACTTTTAAAAGAAGTAGAAAATGAAAGCTTAGAAGTTGTTATTAATAGTCCCGGAGGTGATGTTTATTCAGGCTCTGAAATTTACACAAGTTTAAAAGATCATCAAAATAATGTCGATGTCAAAATTGTTGGTGTTGCTGCAAGTGCTGCAAGTGTTGTAGCAATGGCTGGCGACAGTGTAAAAATATCTCCTACAGCTCAAATTATGATACATAATGTATCTAGTGGAGCTCAAGGTGATTATAGAGAGATGGAACATCAGGCAGAAGTGCTCAAAAATTATAATAAATCTATTGCTAATGCTTATCGGCTCAAAACTAACCTTTCTGAAGAAGAGTTACTTGATTTAATGAATTCTGAGAAGTGGTTAAACGCTCAGGAAGCCAAAGAAAAAGGTTTTGTCGATCAGATTATGTTTGACGAAGGCAATAAATTAGCTGCTAGTTTTAATGCTAATGATGAAGTTATGCTGCCTCCTAAAGTTGTGAACAAGCTGAGAGATTTGTTAAAGGATAAAGATTTTAAAGATAATGCCGGAGAACAGACTGATAATAAGGATAAAAATGTGTATGAAGCAAGGCTAAAACTATTAAAACTCAAAAGGAGTGGTGTTGAATGTTAACTAAAGAAGTTTACATTGAAAAAAGAAACAATTTGTTATCCGAAGCTGAAGAAATGATAGAAAACGATGATATTGAAGGCTATGAGGCCAAAGAAAATGAGATTAAAGAGCTTGACGAAAAGTTCGAAAAAGTTGCTAAAGCTCAGGCTAATATGAATGCTCTTAAAGATAAAGAGCCTAAGAAGAATAACTTTATTGTTGATGACAAAATCGATAACAAAGGAGATGAAGATTCGAAGAACGATGACAAGTTTGCTTCTGTTGAATACAGAAAAGCTTTTATGAATTTCGCTAAGACTGGAAGCATGGAAGAAATTCCTGAAAAATTTCAAAATGTGGATCAAGTAACTACTACCTCTGATGCTGGTGCTGTAATTCCTACCACTATCATGGAAGAAGTTATTGACAAAATGGAAGAATACGGCCAGATTTTCAGCCGTGTAAGAAAAACTAATATTAAAGGTGGAGTACAAGTACCAATAAATTCACTGAAGCCAACTGCTCAGTGGATTGGAGAAGAAACAACTTCTGATAGACAAAAAGCTGATATGAGCGACAAGATTACATTTACTTACTTTGGCCTTGAATGCCGCATTTCAGTTTCTCTACTTGCTGATGTTACTACCTTAAGTGTATTTGAAAACACACTTACTGAGCTTATCGTTGAAGCTATGATTAAAGCGATGGATAAAGCTATTATCAGTGGTTCTGGGGCGGGCCAACCTCTTGGAATTACTCAAGATGATAGAGTTCCTACAGAAAATGAAATTACACTATCATCTACAGATTTTGCCGAGTGGGAAGGTTGGAAAAAGAAAGTATTTGCTAAAATTCCTCTTGCTTATCGTGCGGGCGGTTCATTCATTATGGCAGCTGGAACATTTGAAGGTTATATTGACGGAATGACAGATGCTAACGGCCAACCAATTGGAAGAACTAATTATGGAATAACAAACGGCGTTCAAGAAAGATTTGGAGGCCGCGAAGTGTTGCTTGTGGAAGATGATGTTATTTCTCCATATGAAGCTGCTGCTACAGGCGATGTTGTTGCTGTATTCTGCAAACTATCAGATTACACAATTAACTCTAATATGCAAATGACTATGTATCGCTGGACCGATCACGATAATAACGAAAAAGTTGACAAAGCGCTATTAATTGCTGACGGAAAGATTCTTGATCCCAATGGAGTAATCATTGTTAAGAAAGGCGCGTAAGTAAATATTTAAAAGGGCTGGCAAATGCTAGCCCTTTCCTAATTAAGGAGGTTAAATTATATGAATAGTTATAAACATAATTTAGGTCAAAAATTAACAAGCGATGCAGGTTCTCTTAGTGTGGACCGCGGATTCGTTGCTCATTATGATTTAGGCCCAGTTGAAGTTCAAGATATTGCGGGCGTTTTAGGAACTACCGCATTAACTGCCGAGACTCAAACAATTACAGAAGGAATCACTGACCCTGATGTTCCCAGAAACTTAAAAGTTAAAGCTAATGCAGCAAGTGTTGCCGGTGACATTATAGTTAATGGAACAGACATTGATGATAATGCAATCAGTGAAACTTTTGCTCTTAATGGAGATACAGAAGTTCAGGGTGATAAAGCCTTTAAATCTGTCACTAGCATTGAATTGCCTGTAGAAACTAATGCGGGCGCTGATGAAATTCAAGTAGGGGTAGCAAACAAGTTAGGCTTACCTTACAAGCTTGAAAGAAATACAGTTTTAAAAGCTTATCGCGACAATACTCTTGAAGGAACTGCCCCAACTGTTGCTGTTGACTCTGCTAATATCGCAAACAATACAGCACTATTAGACAGCGCGATGAACGGCACTAATGTTAATATTTATCTGATTGTATAGGGGGCGATTAAATGGCTCTCTTAGATGATGTTAAGACTTCATTAAGAATCAGCTCAACAAATACCGCCTTTAATGATGAAGTAACTGGATTAATCGAATCATGTAAGCTTGATCTCAATACTGCCGGAATAAAAGTTGTTGATGAAACAGATGCACTTACAAAGCATGCAATTATTCTCTATGCTAAAGGTCATTTTGGTTATGACAATGATGAGGCCGAAAGATTTCTAGAAGTTTATGAAAATCTAAAAAACAAAATGTCAATGCTATCAGAGTATAATACGGCGGTGGAATAAATGCGATATAACAAAATTATTCATCTTATTTCAACTACAATTACTCAAGATGACTGGGGAAATGAAGTTGAAGAGCGGACCGAGCGAGAAGTTTTCGCTAATGAGAATTCAATCGGATCATCAGAATATTATAATGCTGCCAGTCAGGGATTAAGGCCAGAAGTTAAGTTTGAGATTCGCTCAATAGAATATGCTGGCGAAAAAGAAATTAAATTCGACGGCGATATTTATAATATTATTCAAAGTCAATCGCTGGGAGCTAAAACTATTCTTACTTGCGAGAAGGTGAATGGTGATGCCTAACTCAATCAATATTGAACAACTTGCAGACGAGATAGTTAATTCAGTCCAGGACTACACCGAAGATGTGCAAAAAGAGATTGAAAAAGAAACTAGATCATTTGCTAAAA